GTGTGGAAGAAGTCAGGTGTACAGACACGCCCTCGTGAAGACAAAGAGGGTGATGTTATGTATACACTGAAGCGTCCTACTCGTAAGATGATTAAGGATGATCTTATTGAGTTTCCTCCTCCAGAGGTAGTCATGGAGAATGGTGAATCCTTAGACGGTAAGACCATTGGTAATGGCTCTGAGGCTATTGTAGAGTTCATCACCTATGACACTTCAATGGGTATGGGCCATCGTTTCAACAAGGTGATTATCACTAACCTCGTTGAGTACGTTAAGCCTACTGCTGAAGACAACCCACTAGACTGATAAAGAGGCTAACATGAGCAAGCAAATCGAAACACTGGTGGATGACATCTACGGACTCTTCGGTTCAGAGAAGGAGTTCGATAGCTACCTTTCTGATCGGTTTGGTCTCATGTTGGCCCAGACAGTACAGTCACGTATTGGTGCACAAAACAAGGAAGGCAAGGGAACACTACGCATGTCCAACATGGGTACTCCTTGCCTTCGTAAACTCTGGTATCATGTCAACATGGACATTGAACATGCTGAACCACTGCCACCATACGCTCGTGTCAAGTTCCTCTATGGTGACATCCTAGAAGAGCTTCTCTTGTATCTGGCTGCTGAAGCAGGACACTCTGTTGAAGGTATGCAGGATGAGCTAGAGATTGATGGGATCAAGGGTCACCGTGACGCAGTTATTGATGGTGTAGTTGTTGATGTCAAGAGTGCCTCTACGTATTCATTTCAAAAGTTCAAGAACCATCTGACAAAGGAAGAGGATGCCTTTGGTTACATTCCTCAGTTGATGCAGTACCTGTGGGCATCCAAGGATGATCCTCTTGTAACAGACAAGAACCGTGCTGCATTCCTAGTCATAGACAAAACACTTGGTCACATTTGCCTTGACATACATGAGTCAGATGGTGTTAACTATGATAACTATGTTAACTTCACTAGGGATGCTATCAACTCACCCAACATACCCAACAGGGTATTCAAGGATGAACCAGATGGTAAATCAGGTAACATGAAGCTGTGTACTCAGTGCTCCTATTGTGACTGGAAGAAGAAGTGCTGGCCTAGCCTTCAGACTTACATCTACAGCACTGGACCTAAGTACTTGACTAAAGTAGTACGAGAACCTAATGTCCCGAAAGCGTAACTAAAATGACTACTAAAGCAGAAGTTCTAAAAGTTATCAGAGCTAAGTGCATGGACTGTAGCTGCTATCAGTACACAGAAGTCGAACAATGTCCTGTACACACGTGTGCTTTACATTCCTTTCGCTTTGGTAAAGACCCAAACCCCGCTAAAGGAGGAAGAAAAATAAAGGGCTTTACACAGTATGCCAAAGAAGCGTAAGACACCAGAAAAGATACAAGGAAAGAAAGTACGTAGTGCATTTGAGTACGAAGTATGGAAAGGTATCCAAGCCTTTCTACCTAACAAGAAAGCCAAGGCATACTACGAACCAGAGAAACTAACCTACACTGTAACATCTGAGTACATTCCTGACTTTGTTATTGAACGTAAGGATGGTACAAAGATGTACATAGAAGCCAAAGGACTAGGAAGAGCATTCGACTACCAGACACGCAAGAAGATGATTGCCATAAAGGAACAGTACCCAGACTTGGATATACGTATTGTATTCTACAAAGATGGTCCTATATCCAAGGGAGCAAAGATGAGGGCTAGTGACTGGGCTACCAAGTACAACTACAAATTCTCTATTGGAACAGTACCAAAGGAATGGTTCGATGACTAAGAAAACACCAGACTTCCTAAACCACCTCCTCCACAGCGACTTCATGAATGACCTCATCTCTTGGAAGATGAAGGATACCTGTGAGTACCACGCTGAAGAGTACAAGAGGCTCCATTCAAAGCATGGAACTTACGGTCTAAAGCCTCACGAGCAGGAGGACAAGGAAGATCACCGTAAAGATGCGATAGCATTCAAGCATGTCTACATCTACTTCAGTGGTGACTATGACTACAAGATAGGGATTGATGATGAGTGATGACCGCATCGAAGAGCTGGAAGCTGAATTAGCCTACTACAAAGGCTTTCACGATGACATACGCAAGATCGGCACATACGCCATCATGCCTTTAAAGTCGCAAGAACCCAAGCAGTCTTATGACACCATCCGCCAGCAACAGGATACAATAGCTGCCCTTAATGCAACTCTAAACCAAATACCTGACCACGCCTATAATGCTGGGATGCTGAAGGGTATCTTAGTTAGTATTGTTGAGTGGGCCTACCTCCAAGAGGATAAACCTGAGTGGTTAGATGGTGCAGAAGGTATACTTAGGAAGGTGACGCATGACTGACGGACCTGATACAATCAAGATCATCGACTACATCGAAAACGAAGATGGCTCTGCTACTGTTACGATGGACATAACACAGCGTACCGCCCAGATGCTGATAGAGATCGGCTTCCTGAAACTACTAAAAGACTACATCAAGGAGACAGAGGATGAGTGATGACAAAAGAGATCGTGTAATCTCTATGGCAGAGTTCAAGAGCTCTCTAAAGGAAGACGAACAAGAGAACATTAACTTTGTCATGGATCAGATTGACGATATGACTAACAAGAGGGCAGTTATCTCTATTGTCATTACTGAGGATGGTTACAGGTTCTTCAGTAGCACTGGTGACCATCGTGAGATTGTATTCGGTTGTGAAGCACTAAAGACATTTGTACTAAAGGACATCCTAGATGGCTAAGACTCACTTGATTATCCCTGATAGTCATGCACACCCTAACCACCACAACAAAAGGGCAGAGTACCTTGGACATCTCATTAACGATATTAAGCCTGATGTTGTTATTAACATTGGGGATACTGCTGATATGCCTAGCCTGTCTTCCTATGATAAGGGAACTAAGGGGTTTATTGGACGTAATTATAAGAAGGATGTGGAAGCAGCCGTAGACTTCGAAGACCGTGTGTGGTCCATTGTAAAGAAGCAGAAGAAGCGTCTACCTCTACGAATCAAGCTACATGGAAACCACGAACAACGAATCGTTAAGGCAATCAATAGCTCTCCTGAGTTGGATGGTGCTATCTCTATTAACGATCTCCAAGAATCTGACTATTATGATACTGTCGTTCCTTACAATGGGAATACTCCCGGTGTTGTGGAAGTTGACGGGATACACTACGCCCACTTCTTTGTCTCTGGCGTTATGGGTCGCGCTATCGGTGGTGAGCATCCTGCTTACAGTCTCATCACTAAGGAGTTCACTTCGTGTACTTGCGGTCACATACACATTATGGACTTCGCTGAAAGAACAGCAGTAAATGGTAAGAAGGTGTATGGTTGTATTGCTGGTGTGTATCAGGACTATGATGCTGACTGGGCTGGTGAGTGTAACAAACTATGGTGGCGTGGTATCGTAGTCAAGCGTGGTGTAGAGAATGGACAGTATGATCCTGAGTTTATTTCTCTACGTAGATTGGAGAAGGAGTATGGATGAAGAAACACTAGAGCTAATCGTGACTAGCTACATAAACAAACGTGGTGATCTGGAGGAACTATTTGAATTATTCGGATTGACACCACAAGAAGTATTTGTTACTATATACTATGCAGGACTACTAGACGAAGACATCCTAGAGAACATGAGATCACTCTAATGGGCGACAACGAACAGAAAGAGAAGCGTAGGAGAAACCTACAGGCCAAGAGACTACACGAGGGACGCACTGGGGAGTACAAGTTAAGGGTTGTTAACCCTAAGAAAACTGAGTACAAACGAGTTAGCGACAGAGAGTTGTACAACAAGTATAACTACATTACTTCGGACGTAGAACCAGATGATTAACCAAGTAGACTACAATGCTGCCTTAGCTACGATAGACTACCTAAAGGAACAAGTACAACTCTACCAAGATCAACTCAAGAAAAGAGATACGTACTACTCTATCAAGGTTAAGGACAACTACTGGGTCTATGGTTCAGAGAAGGCAGTACAAGCCGTACAAGACGTTTTGTTTGAAAACCTACGCTTAAAAGGATATGAAGATGTATAAGCTAATGATTGGTGCTGTAGCCCTACTTATGCTAACCCTACTAGGTGCTACTGTGTTTACCAAAGCAAACACTATTGACCCTAATGAGTCTATCCTAGTCAATCGTCTAGGTAAGTCTGACCTATGGACTGTATCTGAAGCCTGTGTAAATACACCAGAGAAGTCTCTAGAAATTTACAATAAGGCTACTGCTCTAGCCAAGACAGAAAACATCTTTAATACACAAGAAGAGATTGCCTTATTTGCCAAGGCATTCACTGCTGTAACTCAGCGTCCATTTGCTGATGAACAGGAGTCAGAGCTTATTGTGGTAGAGTTCCCAAAGGATGATGGCACCCTAGCTGGTGTTCTTGTTCTAGGCTTTAGGGGTAACTGTTGGTTAGGATCGTTTAGGTTGACTGCTGAGGCATGGACCTTGATGAAGGAGAACATGAGGGGGGTTTAATGGCTAAGTGTAAGAACTGCGGGGCAGAGAAATCTAGAGATAGTCGTAAAGAACGATGCTATAAATGTGAAGCTAAGAAAGCTTCTACTAAAGAGAAGAAAGAATATCGAGCCTTTCAAAGAAAGCGTAGGGTTGAAGAAGGTATTACTGGTAAAGACGGTATGGCCAATGGAAACGGTAATACACACATTGCACATAGAAAAGATAGAAGCAAGGGTGGTGGGAATACTAAAGCCAATACATTTAAGCAAGTTGCATCAAAAAATCTTAGAAAGAAACGTACTAAGACAACATGAACATACGTATCTATGGAACAAACTCTGAGGGGCAAGAGGTTATTTATGACCACGAACCCACAGACTTATACGATATTGAATTAGTTGTTGACAAGAGTGGCCTCAAGGTTATATACGTAGATGTAGACGGTATTGACGTTGAGGAGCACTACTATACATTTGACCATAATAATCTAATGGTGGTGACATAATGCCAAAGAAGCTAGAAGAAATCCGTAAGGCAGTACAGAAAACAGGTAAGTCCAAAGATAGTGCCTATGCTATTGCTACTGCGGCATACAAGAAAATGAAGTCTAAGAAGAAAAAGAAATGACACAGTATCGTTACGTAGTCACACACTATGATGAACCACTGACTTGTCCTATTGCTTCTTACCCTACTTACGATGAAGCTAGGCTCTTTGTAAATACTCACGACCAACCAGCCTACTACACAATCCATGAAGTCTTAGTATTAGGCTCAATCGAACCGATTGAACAGGAGACTACAGAATGACACCATACGATATGGTACTAGAGTTTCGTACTGCATTTGGGAAGAAGAATGAGTACAATCTAGCTAACGTAGAGAATCAACTGTCTCTTATTGAAGAGGAAGCAGACGAGCTATGGCATGAAGTTAATGGTGTGGATAGTTCTGGGTTCCTATTTCAGAAGGATATTGAAAAAGAAAAGTTGACAAAGGAACTCTGTGACCTTATCTATGTGTGCTACGACATGGCTATTGCACTAGAGCTACCAATCAATGAAGCCTTCTCTCGTGTACATGAATCCAACATGAGTAAGCTAGGTGAAGATGGTAAACCTATCTATCGTGAGGATGGTAAGGTACTGAAGGGGCCGAACTACAAGAAACCAGACCTGAGTGATTTATTTAATGATCCATAGACTTTTAGAACAACTAAAGAGTAGTGAAGGCAAAGAGGTAGTTATCATTTTCTGCCTCTTTTTCTTTCTCACACTCTTCGGAGTAATCCAATCACTGTACGCTTGGCATGACCATTCGATGAGGACAACACCCTACAATGAACAACTACCTACCCACTGACTACCAGAACTTCATAGCAACTTCACGCTATGCCCGTTGGATCGAAACAGAAGGACGTAGAGAGACATGGCCTGAGACTGTCTCTAGGTATATTGAAAACGTAGTAGAGCCTAAGCTAAACGATAAGAAGCTAGTCAAGGAACTAGAAGAAGCTATCCTTAACCTTGAGGTTATGCCTTCTATGCGAGCACTAATGACTGCTGGTGTAGCCCTACATCGTGATAACACTTGTGCCTACAACTGTAGCTACCTGCCTGTGGATGATCCCAAGTCCTTCGATGAAGCTATGTTCATCCTTATGTGTGGTACTGGAGTAGGCTTTAGTGTAGAGCGTCAGTTCGTAACGAAGCTACCAGAGGTTCCTATCATCTATGACTCTGACACTGTTGTTGCAGTCAAGGATAGCAAGGAAGGATGGGCTAAGGCACTACGTCAGCTTATTGCACTACTCTACAGTGGTGAAGCACCTAAGTGGGACACATCTAGGGTTCGTCCTGCTGGTGCAAAGCTAAAGACATTTGGTGGTCGTGCCTCTGGTCCCGGTCCTCTTGTTGATCTGTTTAACTTTGTTGTACGTACATTCAAGGGTGCACAGGGACGTAAGCTAAGTTCTATCGAATGCCATGACATCATGTGCAAGATTGGTGAAGTAGTAGTCGTAGGTGGTGTACGTAGGTCAGCCATGATCTCACTGAGCAATCTTAGTGATGACCGTATGCGCCATGCCAAGAGTGGTGCATGGTGGGAGAATGATCCTCAACGTGCTCTAGCCAATAACTCTGTAGCTTACACTGAAAAGCCAGATGCTGTATCATTTATGCGTGAGTGGATGGCCCTAGTTGAATCAGGTAGTGGCGAACGTGGTATCTTCAATCGTCAGGCTTCTGTTAAGCAAGTGACAAAGAATGGCCGTAGGGACAGTAACTGGGAGTTTGGTACTAATCCATGCTCAGAGATTATCCTTCGTCCATACCAGTTCTGTAATCTCACAGAGGCTGTTGTAAGGGCTACTGATACCTTTGGCGACATTGCTCGTAAGGTACGTCTAGCAACGGTTCTAGGGACCATACAGAGCACTTACACTGACTTCCCATATCTACGTAAACTCTGGAAGAAGAACACTGAGGATGAGCGTCTGTTAGGTGTATCTCTGACGGGTATCATGGACAATAAGCTACTCACTGCTGCTAACATGGACCTAGAAGAAGGACTAACCGAACTAAAGCAGATTGCCATTGATACTAATGCACACCTAGCTTCAGTACTTGGTATTGAGCCTAGTGCAGCTATCACTTGTGTCAAACCTTCAGGCACAGTATCTCAGCTAGTGGATAGCTCTAGTGGTATCCATCCTCGTCATAGTCACTTCTATATCCGTACTGTACGTGGTGATAACAAAGACCCACTAACCCAGTTCATGGAAGATCAGGGTATTCCTAGTGAACCATGCGTTATGAAGCCAGACTCTACTACTGTCTTTAGCTTCCCTGTACAGGCTCCAGAGGATGCTATCGTTACAGAGGATTTGACTGCTATCGAACAACTCAATACGTGGCTTATCTACCAGCGTCACTGGTGTGAACACAAGCCTTCTGTTACGATCAATGTACGTAAGGATGAATGGTTTGAGGTAGGTGCCTTTGTCTACAAGCACTTTGATGAGATGAGTGGTGTATCCTTCCTGCCCTACAATGAGCATACGTACCAACAGGCACCATACCAAGAGATTACCAAGGAACAGTACGAAGAAGCCCTAGCCAAGATGCCAGAGAGTATTGACTGGGACAAGCTAAAGGAGTATGAAGTTGAGGATACGACCAAGGCTAGCCAGACATTTGCTTGCTCTGGTGAATCATGTGAGATAGTGGACCTAACCTAATGTATGCAGTAATCTCAAGAAATAATTGTGTATGGTGTGATAGAGTAAGGGAGTACCTAAAGGAGCATACTGGTAAAGAAGTCTTTCAGTATAAGATAGATGAACATCCTATACTCTTAGACTTTGTTAAGGCAGCAGGCTTTAACACTGTTCCAGTTGTGTTCCACAATGGAGTTCTTATCGGAGGTATGGAAGACACAAGGGACTATATAGGAGTGTAACATGAAGATCAAGGCAACAGAGACTAAAGAAGTATGGATTGAGTTTTCCTTCAGTAGTCTAGATGGTGACGATATGGATGAAGAAACTGTCTATGCAATCATTGATGCTGAGACACAAGGGTTAGAGGATGCAGGGTATATGCTTGACTATGACTCAGAACTATGGTCTAAAGAGGATGGTAACGAATCCCTATTCGTAGAACATAGTTGGATTAAGATTGAGGAGTTAGATGACAAAGGCGACTGAGAAGCAAGTAGGCGGTAGCCACTACAAGGACTGTGGTATCCAGCCTACTCAGTATATCGTGTCTAATAATCTAGGCTGGTGTGAGGGTAATGCCGTTAAGTATATCACAAGGCACCGACTAAAGGGACAGGGTAAGGCAGACATAGAGAAAGCAATCCACTACCTTGAACTACTCCTAGAACTAGAGTACAGCGAATAAAGTAAAACCCCTTAAGGATTTCTCCTTAAGGGGTCTATTGTTTCGGATCACCAACTCTCTTTATTTACGACCAAATCCACGAGTACGTCTTAGTTTTTCTGCTTGTGAAGTGCCACGACCACCACCTAGAACCATCTCACCACCACGAGACTGAGGCTTAGGCTTCTGTGTTTTACGATATTCTTGTGCCTCTCTGGAGATAGCACCTCGCCTTGCATTAAGACTACTGGCACTTCGAGAAATAGCTTGTCTACTTCTTGCACTCCTCTTAAGAGAACCTGTTCCTGTAGGGAATCCTAGCAATTTTACTGGCTTAGGAGATAGTGAACGAGCAGGAGCCTTTACTTCAGACCTAGATGACAATGAACGAGTAGTGTCTCTAGGTGCTGGTGGTGAACCAGATCCTACTTTACTTTTAGGACTACCATAAGTAGCACCAGACTTAGCCTTTGATTTAGAAAGACCAGCCTTGACCTTATTAGCAGTCTCCATGTTACGTTTCTTCATTGGCTTAGGTGCAGACTTCTTAACTGCTCCTGTAACAGGAGTCTTCTTAGCTGGAGCCTTTGGTGCACCCTTCCAGTTACCTGTGCCACCACCCATGTATTGATTGTCTGCTGCTTTACCCATACGTCTTGCCATTTGAATCACCTTCCTTTCTTCTTTGGTTTAGGTCTAGGTTTAGGAACTGTTAGGGAACGAGAAGAACCAGCGCCCTGAGAACGAGAACGCTTCTTAGCTTGCTCTACTGCTTTTGGAGCACTAGTATAAATAGGATAAGAAGTCCCAGTACGTTTTTCATAGCTTTTTGCTACCTCTAAAATTCTGTCTTCAGATAAATGCCCTATATCCGTAACAGTACCGCTTTTTGTTTTCCATAGCGTATTGATGTTTTTATAACCAGCCCTCTTATTACCAATAGTTTTTGTTCTCTCTGTAGAGTAACCTCTACCACCTTTATTCTTTATTTTCTCACCTTTATTAAAAGGTCTATATGGTTTTTCTAACTTTGCCATTTTTGTTACGTTACTCTCTTCTTTGCTGTCTTCTTAGACTTCCTAAAGTCAGATGCGGTAGGTGCACCCTTGGAACCTACCTTACGCATCTTCTCTCCAGACCCTGCTGCTATACGCTTACGTTTAGCATGAATGTTTGCATACAACCCTTGTTTAGCCATTACATCTGCCTTCTTCCAAATTTATCCTGCGGCATTGACTCTAGCTTCCTTAAGAAAACAGCTTGGGTAGCTTCTACAGCTTTCCTAAAGAACATATCCTTTTTATAGTAGTCTTTAGCCATCTCTAGCTGTTCCTTACCCTTACTTCCAAAGTCTATTTCACCCTCATGTTGTGCATCTGTCATGTACCTTACAAGATACTCATTGTACTCTGGTAGCTCTACGTACTTTTTAAGATCAGGTGCATTCATATAGGTATCCATTTCCGCAGAAATTTCATCTTTGTACTTTTCCATTGATCTATGAGCAAGCTCATGTAAAAGAGCACTAGGATCATTCTTATTGTACCAAAGGACATCTTGGGTTGGCTTATAAAATCCTCCAAGAGTTGTACGAGAGTCATCCTTATTGTATAAAACAACTTTCTTTGGATCGACCTCTATTAAACCAACAGCAGCTATAGGTGACTTCTTAACAATATCTAAGGTTGATATAAGATTAACCTTGTCTTTATCTTTTAGAGCACCACTAGGAAGACCAGACAACATCCCTTCTACCACTTCTCCAGAATCCCTACTATAGAGAATTTGCGAAGAAAACTTTAAGTCATCTGTAAACTTTGCAACGATAGCATTCGTATAATCAATACGTCCTAGAGTTGCCCTTTCCTCACGAGTTAACTCATCCTTGGCTTCTGACCCAAAGATAGTATTAACTAACCCACTAAAAAAACCTGATCCTGACCCTCTTTCACTCTTCATTACATCGTTATTAGAGGACTCACGATACTTAGATAGCCTCTTACGATAAGGATCATCCTTCTTTAGATAACCAAAACGATGCTTACCAATACGGGCTGTCTCTACGAATAAGTTCTCCCAAGGCGGGCTTGAGGTATCTGGATTGTAGTAGTGAGTAGCACCCTTGGTTATGTCACTATTGGCACTAGTCAAGAACTCTTGTACTGTCGTTTCGTAGTTAGGGTCTTTCTCATTAAAGTTAGTTACTACCTTATAGTTTTTATCTTTCTCTCTCCAGACATTAAACTGTGATCCATTACCCTTCTTAGCCTCGTAGTCGATAGATTCACCAGAAGCAAGAGCACGGTTACGTAGTACTTCAAAGATAGCTATACGGCCTTCAGGTGTCTCTCCACGGCCCTCACCCCATGCTGTCTTAACTGCTGTATCTACGTTAGTCTTATCTTCGTATAGGTCACCTACAGCCTTATCTACACCTAAGAACTCAGCCCTTGTGGTTGTACCAGAGGTAGGTATGACTTGAGTACCATCCTCTAGTACTGCTACATTCTCTAAACTAGGTTGCTCTTGAGCACTTGACTGTTGTTCTTGTTGTTGAACTTCTCCTGCAATCTCTACAGGGATACCTAAGATAGCCATATTAGACTGGATTATACCAACCTTGGCTTCTTCGGTTAAATCACTATTACCTAGAGCATTATACAGATTCCTGAAGAAAGGGTTAATTTTCTTTAAGACATTATCCGCTAGAATCTGATTAGGACTTCCTCTCTTTGGATCAAAGCCGGGATAAGAAGACTGTTGTACAAGTATCTCTGGACGAATCCTAAAGGATAATTCACCAGTAGCTGGATTAACAAAGAGACTTCCTGTATTCTGCCTAGCAGTGTACTTAAACAAAGTAGCAGACAGTTCATTACGGATTTGTTCATTCTCTACAAAAGCTGTACCAATACTTGTTACATACTGCTGTACTTCCTCATCCGTAGCACCAGCCTTTTTTAGTGACTGTGCAATACGTGGGTCCATTAGGTAAGTAAAGAAGTCTTCTACTCCATTATCAAACCCGTTAGCAATCCTATTGATTTGTACTGGATCAGCAATGGACATAGCCATTGTCTTTGATACCTCAGTGCCAAGGAAGACACCCTCTTTCCACTTCCTAAACCCTTCTTTGATGGAGCTATTCTTTTCTTCTTCTGAAATAGAAGTATCATCCATCATACCCTTGAGATAGTCTATTGCTAGGCTTTGACCACCTTCAGGTGTTTCTTGGGTTGTCAATCCTGAGAAAATTGCAGAGTTAACTGCTTTTTCCGTCGCTTTCATATTCTCTAAGTTAGAATAGATAACTGGCCGTAATTCAGGAGAAGCCATTTGGATGTTATCAAACAGTCTGGCAGCAACAGGATTATTCCTACGCCATTCGTTTGCGTACTTAGCTGCACCATAGGCACGAGTCTCTAGTTCAGTATTCAGTACATTTAACTTCTTTTCTGAGAATAGTGATGCCTGCCTATCAAAGTCCTCAAGTATCTGATCTTCGATAGCTGTTAAGTCAGCCAAAGGAGGAGCGCCAAGACCCTTCGTCTCTTGTATATACCGTCTCTTTTGAATAAGAATATCTACTAACTTCTGCCTAAAGAAAGGAAGAGCCTGTAGGTTCTTTTGATAGTTTTCTTCACTAGGGTCTTTAGCAAACTCCCTTGCAGAGTTTCTAAGCAGCGTAAAGACATCGTTAACAGCAATACCCTTGCCTGCCCCACCAACATCATAATAGATAGTTGTAGCAGCAGGTATATTCAGCTTGGAGAGCTTTTCAACTGACTCTGCTTCTGCTACACGAGCATCCCTTTGTCGAATCTGTTGTTCTATCTCAGGCCAATTCTCAGCGTAGATTGCACTCTTTGGGTCAACATTAGGAAGTAAAACTTTACCAGAGTCACTCCCAATAATAGTCATACGTCTTTTCTCTTCATTGCTGATAGCGTTAGCCTTAGCCTTTTCCTTTTCAAGTTCTAGCTCAAGGGCAAACTTGTAAGGATTGATACCAGAGATTTTTTCTACTGTCGCATAAATCAAGTCTTCGTACCCAATATAGTCCTTTTGAATATCAGACATCTTAACTTTTAGAGCATCAGCCGCTGCTTGCGCTCTTGAACCTGTAGACTTTCTTGATGCCTGAGCCAAGAACTCAACTCGACTTAAGTCCTTCTTTAGCGCAGCAGGAATATCGGCTTCAGGAGCATCCCCACTGGCTAGAAGACCCGCCTCTGTCCAACTTTCACGAACAATCCTGTTTGCATCCTCTTTTAGTTGGGACTCCTTCTGTGTACCATAAGCCTCAAGAGCCATACCAGCAGTCTGACCTAGATTAGCTATCGCTTTACCAAAGTCTGGTTGATAAAATGTAGGAGATTCAAACTTAGGTATATCTCCTGTTTGTACAAATTCTCTAAAGTCTGCCATTATTCTTGACCTTCTCTATAGCTTTTCTGTTCAGCTTTTCTTGCGATAGTCTTCATTAGCTCAGTAGCCTTTTCAATGTCTGTTTCATCCTTCCAGATTTCTCTTAAGAACATATACTTTGAACGACCAACAATGTCTTGAGTCGCTAGGAGTGTGTTAGCCCTACGGATTAAAGCATCAGTTTCATCAGGATTCGTATCTTGAACTCTAATGGCCCTCTCTAGGAGTCGCTTGGCTTCCTTCTTTGCTTCGGTAACCTTTTCTTTTCGCTTTCGTTCTACATTCTTAATTAGGTAGCCTTCGTTGATAGCATCTGGCTTTACCCTAGCAATGGCAAAGAACAATGCTTCTCTCTTGTCATTAAGATCAGCTTGGTTATTCGAAGTACGTGTAACCCACTTATTGTGTGTCATAAGAATATCTACTTCGTTAATGTGTCTCAAAGTTCCTATTGAGCCAGCTAGATCAATCCAGTCTTGTTGGGTTAACTCAAACTCATCCCTTTGATTTATGAATGACCCTAGTATCTTTACAGGAGTTGCTACAACACCCTTCCACAAGTCATAAGAAGGCCCAAAAAGAACCTCAAACATCTTCTCATCTCCAGAAAGAATGTTATAGACAACATCATTCTTTAGGGAGAACCTTGAAAAGTCTGGGTCAATACCCATGTAAGTCTGAACAAGAAAGTCTGGTAGACCTTCCATAACAACATTAGCATACCAGTCTTCAGACCAGTCGTAATTGTTCTTTATCATCTCTTCTTTCAGGAGATCACTATATGGTGCTAATGGTAAAGCAGTGCTTAATGATCCATCCAGAGCACCGTATGCAATACCCTGAGCCACAAGAACCTGCCAAGCCCGTCTGACATCATAGTCTTTAGCACCAATTAGAGATGGAGTAACAGTACCCATAGTGCGTAGCCAGAAAGTCTGATACTGCATGGGAACTGATAAAGCACCCTTTGCCCAATACTGGTTGTTTGCTGCTGACATAGCACCTGACAAGACATCAGCCCTATTAAGTATAGCATCTTTATCTGCTTGTGTCAGTGTTTTTGTTGGGTTCTTTTTCTTAAACTCTAAGTATGCTATGTTCCATGCAGTCATCTTCATTAGCTCTTCAGCATGTCGGACAAACATGGAAGCAGAGTTAACAACCGCATTAGCAGTGCGTTTAGTTCTAGAACCAAAGGTGAAATCAACATCTGTAATATCGTCGATTAGAGCATAGCTATTGCCAACCCTGAACGCTCCTTTATCCTTACCTAGCTGGGTCATCTCAAGAAAGTCTTTTGCGACAGTACCTATTGCATTCTTTGGTAATTGACCTTCTAGGGACATAGCATAGTGCTTTGCTAGGTGATTTAAGACAGGTACTTGCTCAGTAAACATAGCCATCTTTTGAAAGATAGCTCCTGCAAAACTCTGTAGAGCAAACTCTGGATAAGCCCCAGCCATAATAGTAAACTGCTGCATCTGCGGTAAGAAAGCAGTCCAGTTCCAAAAACCTTGGTTTGATGCAAATACCATACGACGAGAAAAGACAAATGGGTCTTTTATCAGAGGTATCATATAATCCTTAATAAACTCAAACTTAGTACTCCCCGGAGCAGCATAGTCTAGTAGCCTCATTCTAAAGGCTTCTAGCATATTGTACTCTGGTGATGTATTCTCAAGAATAGAAAGGATATTCTTCCTGTATACGTCTATTTCTTTACGGGTTTTAGCGTCTATTCCCGGTACTAGGTACTTATCTGGGAAGTGCAAGAAGTCAAGTGGTTGGTTAATAATCTTCTCTAGGTTTTCATTGAAAACTTTCTTATCCCTAAGAGCTAAGTTCCTCATAAGGTCGTTCATTGAACGATAGATGTAGTCTCTTTTGATACGCTTTGGTATCTCATTCTTAAGGCCAGTCTCAAGGGCAACTGCTGGACTTAGCTTCCTAGCCCTCTCAAGACGCATATGACCATTACTCTCCTCGATTACAGTCTGCAACTTAGACTGCTGTCTTGTCTGAGAGAAGGCACGATCCATCTCTCCCAAAGGTGAGTAAACACCTTCAGTAGAATCAATTACCCTAACCTGTGGAGTAGAGTAATTGTAGGTGTCAATAGAGCGTTGACCACTCCTTACTACAGAAAATGGGACAGTATCATCTAAGCTAAAGCTCTTCCTGAGTACTTTTTCAAACTCTTCTTCTTTCCAGAAGTACAGCTTTTCCTTACGAATTTCTTTCCACTCGTCAGTACCTTTAGCAAGGCTAGCTTTAGCTTTGTTGATGGCATCCGTAAGAGCACGAGCTTGCTTTTCTGTGTGCGCAAGAAGAAGAACTTCATCCCCAGTATAGTACTTTACTCCAGTTTCCTTGCCTCTTAGCTTTGGCTGTTTAATTCCCCAACCAGCCTCATAAAGACTGTGACCACCAAAGTTATAGCCTAAGTTACCGGGGCTAATCCTGTTCTTTACTGCCTGTTTCTTTGAAACAACAAAGTGAGCAACATCATCTCCAATATCAATTGGATTCCAAACAGCCTCAAAGATTTCAGCAGAGCCGTCATTCGTAAAGTCATCAAAGAACTTTTTACTGGACTCTGTGGTATAAGACCTACTGTATGTCTTAAAGCTAACATTTCCCTTTTCGTCAATAAAAGCTACTCTCTTTGGTGCATCCTCTGAGAAAGGAATTAAGTCAACAGGCCGTGCAAATCCACTAACAGCGACTTTTTCTTTCTTCTTACCTGCTAAGGCTTCTACCTCTAGCTTGATACTTCCTACCCTTTGAAGGTTCTTCATAATATCTAGTTCGTGCATAAAGAACTCTATGTCAGATATAGATTTGTATGAAAGAATAGCTTCTATCTGCCCTTCCTTTGGATACTTACCAAACTCATTAAAGAAGGCTTTCTCCACTTCGGATACTGTCTCAAAATACACACCCTCAGTTTTTGTCTTTTTATTGTAGGTAGCCTGCTGTATGTGAAGAATACGGTTGATTTCGTTACGGTCTTGCTTAGAGAATGTAAACTTATTAAGACTCCTTACGAGAGGTTCAATAGCCTCAACAAGAGCCTCTGTTCCGTGGACGGCAGAAAGTCTAGCACCCATGTTTGCCTTGTCTACAATAGAGCGAACACCACGAGGACTAAGGTTATTAAGTAATGGTTTATCAAGAATATCTGTAAGCCAGTCAATACGATCACCATTAGAAGCAAACTTTGTTGTGACTTCAACATCCTTTACAGAGGATATAATCCCTTTAGTTTCATCAATAGGGAACTCTGTCTCAACAAACCACCTACCTTCACCAATCTCTCTATAGTCAAAGTTCTTTGTAAAACCAATTTGGTTCTCAGCAAAGTCAATAGCTGCACTTTTTGAAGGGAATGGAGCACCACCATACCCAAAGCGCATAGCATAAGTATAGTTATTGGTAAGATCGTTAAACCTGATAGATTCCCCTATATCAACTACGTGTTTTTCTAGTCCTTTTGCCCAACGCTTAACACGAGTCTCAGTAGCCTTTGCAGCCAAATCAAGTTGTTCTAGAGTAACCCTATCTACAGAGCCAACTCTACGAATCTTCTCTAGTGCTTCAAAGGTGTTTGCCTCTAACCTATCAGAAATCTGACGAGCCGCCGCTGATCCAATGTTAGCTTTACCCTCTGCCATAGAAGGGTAGTTAAACAAACTTGGGTAATTTCGTGTCATATCGTCGATAGTATCAGATAGTGTAGTGTTCACCATCTCGTACTTAGCAATTTCGATATTATCACCTAGTTCTTGGGCTGTCTCGACAAGAGGTTTCCTACTGGATAATCCCTTTATGTAAGCCCTAGCTCTTCCTGCGCTTGAACCAGCTACCTTACCAGCACCCCTTAGTCCCTTTATCCAAGGAACAAATAAAGCATCGGAACCATGAATAAAGATATTGTCCCAGAAAGCTGATTCTTTATCAAAACCATGCAGAATAGCATCTGCTACTTTAGCAGCAACATCAGGGGAAGGTAGAGTACCATCCTCAGCAATAGCAGTTATCAAAGCCCTTGACTGGTTCAAACGCTCTGCTGGGTCTTCAATATTGCGAATAAACTCTACAGTTTCTTTAAGGTTCTGTCCGGCAAGATACGATAAATTCTCTAAGCTAGGAATTTCATTCATCTGCAAGGCTGCACCCCTAAGAGGAAAACCTTGTTGGAAAAAGTCTACAAAGTCATATGATGTTAAGCCTTCGTCTAGGTCTTCTAGGTAGCTATTGATTTCTTCAAAACCCTTGTAAAAAGCAATCTGGTCTAGCACCTTATCTTCTAGATTTTTCCGATAATTAAAAAAGTCTCCATAGTCTATATCGTAAGCTCTAACTTGACGATAACTATCTACAAAGTCAGCCATATTCTGAGCATAACCCTTTTCAAGATTAATGCTAAGTGGCGTCATGGCTGTAGCAGGATCAAATGTTGCTAATCCTTCGAACCTTTTACTAATTTCTTCTTGAGAATACCCAGATAGAATATCAGATATGCCAGCATACCTAGCCTCCTCTAGATCAGTCATTTCCTGAGAACTATACTGTTCCCTAAAAGATGTGTCATTACCATCAGCTAGCAAAGAAGAGTAAAGAGATTCGACTCCGGGTGAAAATTCACCAAGAGCACCATGTATAGTCTCAGCCTTTGTCCTAGCCTGTTTGTCTCCAATTCTTAAAGTATTATCTGACCAAGAAATACCAGAAGAGACAGCAGGATTTTTATTTGACCACTCTGCCATAATTAACCTGTGATACTCCTCAATGACCTCATTGCGGTTTCATTTCCTGCGACACTCATTGCAGTTCCACCTAGAGAACTTAAACCAGATCCAAGATTAGAAATCATTTCTGCGTTAGCAATTTGAGTATTCAACTGAGTCGTCTGCCTAGAAAAAGATAGTCCTTGGTTTATACCTAAGACATTAGAGGCTGACTGAGATGCGATGTTAGATGTAGCCCCATAAAGACTACTTGACCCACCTGCACCTTGGGCGTATCCTCTAGCAATAGACTGAGATTGCAACAAAGCCCTTTCGCGCATCTCTTTTGCCATAGCACGTTTAGCCCGCATTTGTTCCATTCTTTCTTGAAGTCTAGCCCTTTTATTAGCCGCTTCAGTGGCTTTCATCTGGCCATAAACGCTAACACCTGTACCAATAACAGAAGCAGCTAAACCAATTAGTGGTAGAAAAAACATTCTGTATTCCCTCTTGTTTACACCGCGTTTGCCGCTGTCTCTAGCATTGCCCATCCAGTGATATTGAATGGTTTGTTTGTTTCTGAGTAACACCTAATCTGTAGACTTAACCCATTACCACGTATCTTTAGTTTACGAGTAGTGAATGCAGAGTTAGACTTATGTCTGTAACCCTGCTGTGGATTAGACCACCTCTTGGTCCCACTAGATGTCTTGTAGTCCCACACACCCTGTACATACACAGAAGCACCAGACTCAGCCCTGCTATGAAGCATCATGTACGTAGCCTGTTGCTGTCTAATGGCTTCACCTCTTGTCTTGTAACCAGAGATAAAGTAGCTTGAGTAGTCTACACCCTGACCAACCGTACAGGCATTGAAGTCCTCGTAGGTAGTACAGAACTCTTCAGCCCAAGTTAGCTTACGTACACCACTATCTAGGTACTCAACTAAGAACTTGGTTGTAGGTGAAAGAGATACTGTAGTCACAGTGTTTGCTACTACTTGATCCGTATTGGAATCAACTACAGTGTTTGAACTGGAGTCAATAACATTATCGACTGTAGTCTCAGTACTAGAGCCAGTAACTACAGCAAGACCAATGACATTACGTGCACTGCTAACACCCATAGTCCAAGGATAGAATGCACCAGTCTCAGTATTAAGTACCAGTACTCTGTCATACTCATAGTTACGATCTACAGGGCCAACAGACTCAGACTTATACAACCAGTATACACACTTATCGTCCTGATTGTAAATACCCTTTATGTACGGAATAGAAGTTTTTGGTATTGTGTCAAAGAATGTCTGTATAGTCTGTTCACTAATTGACTGTACACCCTGTTGACCAATAGTGTAAACACCCTGTGCATTGACCCAGATGGGTGTACCATTAACATCCACATAGGACAGCCTACCACGGTTCTGTAGTGAACTGACCTGAGTAACACTAAAGTCACTGGCCGTAAAGCCAATGCCTTCTGAACCAGTAATACGCCAGATACCATTAGTAGCAAAGATCATTAGAGAGTTATTCACTTCCATCATCTTAACTACGTTAGACAAAGCAGGAATAACTAGAGTACCACCATCAGTAGGTAGAAGGTCATTAAATGTTTCGTCAGTAGGATCATTCTGTTGGTAGCACTTACCTACTTTAGATATATCGTCTAGAAGCTGACTAAAGTACAATACATTATTATACCCTGAAGCATCTACACCAGCATACCAGATACGGTTAGCAAAGAAGGCTACTGCACTGGGACGATAAACACCAGAGGTAGTATCGTTTAGTGTGTTCTGGTCTGTACGTGTATAAACAGTATTAATAGTTTGACCATTAGCTTTGGCAGCAGTAGTCCTAGCAATATTAAAAGCATTAAAGATAAAGTGTCCTTTTGGTGCTATGCCCGTAGAACTAGGAATAATACCTACTTGGTCACTAGGGTAATACTTTTCGTTAGCATCCTTAAAGAACCACCAACGATCATGATTAGATGGAATAGTAGTTAACTGAGTATCCCAGTATGCAACAGGATTGACTTGGTTAGAGCTATGGTTCTGTACGTCTTCTGCCCACCCTTGGTTCCATAGGTTATATAGATGGTGTATACTTACAGTGCTAGTAGTGGCTGTAGGGCGTTCATTAAAGGCATAAGGATCATCTGGATCACCCTGAATATCCCGTACCTCTACAGTGATTGATGTCTCACTAAAAGTATCTGTAGAAGGATCATACTTAACATAGAAGGGTTCAATATGCTTACCTACCACGAAGAGCTTACCATCACCAGAGGCAAAGGCACAAGGATGCTCATATGGATTAGCAGCACCAGAAACAGCGTGGGTACTTAGATCAACACTGTCTGCATTCTTATTGGCACTAAGGACAGAACCAGCCTGATAAAAATATAGGTACTGCCCGACCTGAATAACCACAAAGTTGTAGTTACCATCCCCGGCAGCACCTAGCCATAAGTATTCTGTCACTGCACTAACACTACGAGTAGCGTCACCAGTCAGGCTAAACGCAGCATAGGAAACTTCAAAGTTAATCCCTAGTCTACGCTTAACCTCACCAGTACGTAAAAAGCGACAGTTGAATGTCTCAGTACAGGAGTTTTCAGGATAGTTTAGTTCCGTAGCCTCAGTAATAAGACCACGAACAAAACTATTCTCAACTGCAATACCTGCACTACGTGTCATCTATTAGCCTTCCAGTTTGATTGGCTCTTGTTTTTCTTCTTGTACCTTACGCTTCTTGTCCTGTAGGTAGCGTTTTAGGTCACGTTCTGCATAGTCATAGTTTGTGTAGGCACCCTGTAGTTTTTCTGGTAGATGTCCACGCTCTAGACTAATGTATACAAACCCATAAGGATCAGTCTGTTTGATAAATGCTTTGTTGTTCCCAAGGTCGTAGGTGCGAACACGGTCGTCTCGCTCTTCAATCTGCATTATCTGTTTCTCCCATAACTGTTAAATCTTGAGTAGAAGGGTACGTTAGCTGGTGTCTTCTCACGATTACGCTGACTACGTACCCACCCTCGCTTTGCACGTTCGTCTGCAATAGGGTCACGAACCTGCTTTAGTTTAGCAAATGCTGCCTTCTTGGCTTCATTCACAAACCAGTTAAATTCTGTAGCATCAATGTCTGGAGTATATGAGTCACTAAGAGTGAATGTAGGCTCCAGTAGCCCATAGCAGTAAGTCTTTGACTGTTGTAGTGTGGTGTCTACACTAGAGTCATAAGAATCAAAGACTAGAGTATCATCTCCTAAAGCTGTCCAGTAGTCAGGAGCTTTATTAGTCTGAAACTTAAACTCAAACCCATCTACTGTCATAGAGTCTACGTAGGTTTCATCTACGTTAGTTGGCTGAGTACGCTCTAGGAAGTCATCAAGCTCTAGAAACTGTACAGTATCAAATACTGAGTTAGTCTCACCATCCTTACGTTTATCATACTTGATCCAGTAGAGCTTGAGGGCATTGCTAGGCATAGTCATAAGCACTGGCTTAGTGTTATCCCCAGAAGCATTCAACTGGAATAAACCCGTATGCTCAGGTAAGTCATTCTGTGATACAAGGTGGTAGTATGTTTCTTTTACGATGCCTGCTACCTGTAGTGACTCAGTAGTGTCTGAGATTGAGTTAACCTCATCACTATCCATATCACTAAGGATTTCCTGTACAATCTCTAGAAGCGTATACTTCATTTACGTAGTATCCTTTCGGCGGCAGCAATACCAAAGATAGAAGCTAGGGCAGTAGCAAAAGAAGGTTGAAACCACTGTGGTATCTCTAAAGGGTTTAACCAGTCACTAGGGAACGTAGAGTCAATTAGGATTGCACCAAAGTAGAGTACTGCTACTGTCTCACCCACAAACAGTGGAAACCTGAGAATAGCGTACTGCCACTTGACTACCCTCTGCTTTGTATCTTCTACCATAGCTACACGCTTGGTAGTTTCCTTTAGTCTATTCAAATCCCTTTGGTTATCTAGGTACTTCTCTGCTATCGTTAACAGAGGACCAAGGATAGCCTTTAGAATTAGGGAAATCATATACCTTCTTCCTTGGACTTACGGTTACGTTCTTTCCATATCCAGAAGGTAGCACCAATAATCACTATAACAAGAAGAACCCAAGGAGCAGCCTGCATCATTGAACTCGTATTCTGTACTATCTCATTAGATGCGGCTGTTACACCAGCTACTGCACTCATGGTTGCAGCAATGTTTGTAGTACTCTCCATAGGTGACTTGCCTCTAGGAGCGTCTGGGAAGGCCGCTGAAGCGTGTTTGTATTCTCGTGTACCAGAGGACCAGAGTTCTCCTTCCGCTGCTCTACGCCTTGTTAAACCGCGTAGAACCTTACCTCCAGCCTTATTCCATAGCATTAGCCTAGAAGGTACATCATCAAACCTACGTGCATTCACGTAACGTAGTACTGAACTCTTTTTGAAGTTACCGGGGCCTACATTATAACAGAAACTTACTAGAGCATCAAACTGTTCTTGAGTTAATTGGACCCTAACGTAGTCATTAACTGCTTTCTCATACTTCTTAAGGTCTTTCTTGAGGATAGCCTCACCCTGTGCCTTAGTGATGGTCATACTAGAAGTAACTTTAGGTGGACCAGCCATAGATGTATGTCCATAACCAATGGTCCATACACCTACTGAGTCACGGTAGGCTTTACTACGCCAACCTTCAAATGACTTTAGGAGTTTAATCCCTTTAGGTCCAGTCTTCATGTTAGTAGCCTATTGCGATCCAGTAGTAATTTTGACTAATACCGTTTGTGTTGTATAAACCAAATTGAGAAGCATCCGTATACCCTATCTTAGCAGGGTACCTATCTTGGTTATTATTTTCTTGAATAGTAGCTTGTACACTTAATAGAGCATTAGGAAAAGAAGTACTAAAAGAAACTAAAACAGCGGTGTTAGCAGCTAAAGTTTTAAAACCCCACTGTAGAATCACACCACCGGGGAGTTTAACATAACCATCAGTACCCGTAACGTCCTTGGTAGCCTCAATAGTCTCTGCTAGACCCCAAGCACCAGAGGCAGAACCATCGGCTACGTACACCTCACCACTAGAGGCAGTAGAAATATCCTTTGGCTCATGTAGTTCTGGATCAGTAAGTGCGGAATGTTGTACGTTAGCCATATTATCCTCTTATGTAAGTACTAGGGGAGAACCCTATTGCTCTCCCCTAGAGTTTTAGTTAGCGATAGTAAAGCCGTAGCTTAAGAGAACCACCATTTAGTACGTTGGTAGCCTGAGTGGTGTTAGCAGCTACAAGAAGAGCATTCTCAGTAGTAGCAACACCATAGCCATCACCAGCACCAGTTGACTCTGGATCAACAGTGACAACATTGCCAACCTGCTCAAGAGAAAGCTGTGCACCAGTAAATGAAGTTGTGGTGTACTCATCGTAGTCTACAGCAGCAATGGCACCAGCAGCATCACGCTTACCAAGACCAAAGCTAAACACAACAGAGTCAGCAGTGCCACCAGAAACCGTAAATGCCTCAGTAACTACTAATTCCATCTTTTCAACAATAGCACCCTTTGGTACAACAATGCCGCGAGCACCAGTACCTGAAGCAGAGCCAATAAAGGCATAGGATGCAGCTAGATCAGTGTAATCAACATCAACTTCAAGGAGCTTTGTAGCACCATCGACATTAAAGTGACCACCATTGGCTACATCAGCCTCTTCACGACCATACTTTACGTACAGACCATCTTTGTTAGTCCATGCCATATCAAATTCCTCCTATATTAAACTTGGTCGGTGTCAGTTACGACAACGCACATATTCTCAGGACGGAAGAACTTGAAGCCATAGCGACAAGTCGTGACATACTCTTCACGCTGGCGATCCTTGTTAAACTCGGAGTCAACCTTGGGCTGCTGACGAATGTTACCAACGATTGGTAGAACATCTGGAGCAGCACTGAAGAAGAGGTTGTTAACACCAGCAGCGGCAGTTACGCCACCAATTGTTTCAGAAGCAGTGTTAACGTGTAGGTTCTGAGAAGTGTAAACGTCGAAACCATAGATATTCACAAGGAACTGCATCCCAGTAGAGATACCATCACGGACAATGCCTTCCCAACGTGGGTTGTTAGAGACACTGACGAGGTTGGATAGAGTGCTAAGTTCGTACTCAACAGAAGGGTGAACAACTGCAACGAGGTTAGTCATCGGTACGTTAGCCATCTGTAGAGCATAACGAGCCTTGGCAAAGTCTGCTACTGCAATAACTTCACTCGTGCCTGAACCAACCCAGCGGTGTTCTGCACCGTTAATTACGTTGGCATTGGCGGTGGTCTGACCAGCTTCACCAGCAGGAGTAGGCTGCTTTAAAATGTCAACTTCCATTGCCTTCATGATTGCGCGTGACTGCTTAGGCACAAAGGCTGAAACAAGACGGTCCATGTAGAAGGAGTCCTGCTTCATCTTCTCAGTAATGTAGGTTGCACTTGACTTGTAGTCAGTGATTGAGAAGGTGAAGTTACCAGTATCCATTGCATTGTACTGAATGGAGGCATCTTCAGCATAGTCGTTGACTTCTGCCTGACCGATTGAAGGGATGTTGATGGTGTCACCGTCTGGGAAGTCGGTAATCATATCAACGTAACGGGTTCCCATTAGTTCGTCTTCGAGAATTTCCTTTAGACGAGCAGACCATAGATTACTGCGAATCAGATGGTCATTGCTGGAGGTTGTAAATCCTGCCATGATCTATTCCTTTCGATTATTCATAGAATTTTTCACCTAGTCGCACGGCATCACGATGTTCCTGAATGGTAGTCTTTGAGTCACTACGTAGATGCGGATTATCACGATATAGTTTGTCGTAGTATGACTTATTCCGTACAGTCCCTACTGGTTCATTTGACGCAGTATTCATGGATGACTGAGGTGGAACAAAGTTAGTCTGCATCTGTTTCTGACTGTTTAGACCAACCAGATTGTAGAACACCTGTGGGCTTACTGAAGCCTGTTGTTTTAGGTACTCTACAGAAACACCAAGTTCTAGAGCCTTGTCTTGGAGTACTTTAGAAGCCGAAGCACCATACTCTTTGATTAGACGTTCGTTTACTTGGTTGACATTTTGCTGTGCCTTGGAGAGTTCTTTATCTTTCTTTAGCCTCTCTTCGACTAGCTTTTCAATGTCTGCCATGCTAAGTTTGTTTTGACCATCGTTTTCATTTTCGACACGAGACTGGTATGTCTCTTGACTACTTGAAGAACGGTCTGCCATCTGAGAACGTAATTGGTCGGCAATCTCTTCGGCAGTCTTACGCTTGTTTACTTCTTCCGAAAGAGCATCTAGTTTACGAGTGAGTGTTTCGATATACATATCAGCTTCGGCTTTACCCTTGGCTAGTGACTGTACATCCTTGAACTTCTTGTTATCGCCTACTAGTTCTTCCAGATAGTTCTTGTCCTCTAGAGTTTGGGTCACTTCAGAAGGATCAGTGTTGAATACATCGGTCATGTATTACCTCGTTTCTAAGAATGAAAGCAGTGAGCGCACTTGTCTTGCATACTCCAGCTTTCCGTTGTTGTGTGCCTGCTTATGGCTCCATGAAGGAGAGTCATAGTCAGACGTTGTAAATTCATTAAGTTCTTTTATGTCTGAGTCCAGAATGTCCTTAAGCCTAGAAAGTACAATCCTGCTATTTCGTATTAGTTTTTCTAGATCGTCCTTTTTGGACTTATCAATACCCTTGAACCACTGTAGATTAAGGTTGTTCTTCGACATTAAAATCCTCTGCTGCTAGCTCCACATCATCAGGTGTCAAACCAGCAGGAGTCATGGCATTCATCATGACATCCTCTTGTTGCACACCCTGTAGCTTCTGAGCTTCTGCTTGTTCTGTTAGTCGAATGTATGGCGTAAAGATTTCATAATCCTCTGCATCTAGGACACTATTAATCATATCCGCCAGCTTCACTGAGCTTAGGTGAATACGGACTTCTGGGTCCATACCTACGCCAGATGAATAGAAGTTGTTAATGTTCTGGATAAACTCTGCCTTCTCTGCAAAGTGTCGTGCAGCAATAGGCTTGATACGTCCAGCACCAGTAATATCGTTAGCAGTCAAGTCTTGGAATACAGAAATTTTAAACTCATCATCAATTACACGAATGACTGTCTTGTTCATGTTACGCTTGGCAAGCTCTAGCATAAAGTTTAACAGAGGTTCTGTTACCTGTTCCTCAAACTGTGCAATCTTGCTCTGGAAGATACGTGCAGCAGCATTCTCTAGACGCTGTACTTCATATGCTGTCTTCTCACCGGGAGTACGGAAACCCATAGCTTCCTTTGGTGATCCAGCCATTTCTTCCATTCGGTTTTCGTATGTCTGTATTTCTACGTTGTGGGCTACTGAATTGAAGTTAGGAAGTAGAATGTCTACGTCACCCTCGTCACCCACATAAATCTTTTCCATTGGACCCCACTCAAAGTCTTCTACATAGCCCTTGATCTTGAGTGGTGGAACAGTGGTAAGGTCAATCATGTCAGCCTTCTGGTTTTCTACAGAGTCAATACGATACTGCATACCAAGAAGATTATCTAGTGGACCCATACCCCAGAGGTTGTCCTGTCGTACACGCCATACGGCACTGGCAAAGGGAGCATAGCCAAAGAATGACTGATTAGGCTTCTTGTATAGAACCTTGTGACGGTCTACTACAGTAATGACATAGTTTTTAAGCAGAGTGTCTGTCTCGTGGTCGTAGATGTCACCATAGAAGGTCAGGAGTTCTACATAGTCGCTACTAAGGTAATGACGATAAGAATCAAAGCCATCCAGACTATAATAGTCATCTTTAACCTCTATGTTTCCTACGTATTCTGCTTGCTCAGAACGAATTTCACGCATGTACTTAAAGATTTCCTTGGCCTGTTCATAGGCTTCGGAATCATTAGAAAACCCTTCGATAATGTCCTTCATCTCACCCATAGTGACAAGAGAACGGACAATCTTTGGTGTCTTCGTAAAGCTAGGAGACACAGGATTAAACACAATGTCAGTAGGACTAATACGCCTGATCTTTGGGCCTACGTAGCCTACCTGTGTCTTGTCCTCTAATTCTACTCGTTCATCAACCCACTCTACAGTGCCAATGCACGTACCATAGTCAATGTAGTCCAGAACTAACTTACCAACTTCTTCCTTGAACCAGCCGTGAGAAACAACCCACTGCATGTAGTTGGAGATTACTTCTTCCTTGTCTTGGTCAGTTTCTGTTTCACCTTCCCAAACCATCCACTTACGCTTAGGAAACATTGA